TGGCTTGCCGTTTTTCATGTTAACAGATACTACAGTTTCTTCTGTATCATCTTCTTTTTCCAAATCCTCAAGGCGCACGGGGATAAAGTAGTCAATCGGGTCTGGATTGGCGGGTTCCCAAAGTCCCCAACCAAATATCTCCCATTTGTCGCTAGTTTTGCGGTGAACAATATACTTTCCTCTTTTTTGCGGTATGTTGGCTGGATACGCAAGCGGCTTGACTTCTTCTGGAGCACCGGGGATGAGGATGATCCACTTAATGTATCTGTCGGAGTAGCCATAAAAGCCATCGCCGTCCCATATTGGACTAGACAAAAATCCAACCGAATACTCCCAATACTTCTCACCCTCGATTAGCGTCTTCTTGACCTCCTCGGTCAATCTTACCGGCATCAGTTGTTCCTTCGTGTATTTCATTTCGTCTCCGTTTCACTCAAAAGTTGTCCTACTGCCGCCAGTATCTCCAGCGCGCCGGCCTCGCTCAGCTTTGGACAACGGGCCCGCAAGTAGGCGGCATTGCTCATGATGTTCTCCTGGTCTTCTGCAGACAGTTTTTTATACGCGCTGTCGACGCTCTCACTGATCAGCATGTTGGCGTCCGTCTGTGTGTGATCTGGGCTGTCTGCGCATTTGTTGGACAGCACCCGTTTCAGCATCGCGTAATCTGTTGGCGCGTTCATCGCTCATCCCTTTCTTTTATCTCATCCTTCAGGCATTTTTTACAGCGTGTCATCCACCACCCGCCGACCTCGACACATTCGCCCGGCTGACCGCATATTTCGCAAATGCGGCATGACCATTCTTCTGCGTCCTGGATAATGTCGAATATCTCATCTGTGCCAGAACTCATGTAGATACGGAGGCCGCCGAATTTCTCCTTGATCTCTGTCACCTCAATGTCGAGACCGTCCCTGTCCACAATCGCCTGGATCTTGTCCAGCGTCTCGTAGATTAGCGGATCCCAACCCATGCCACACATAAATCCCCAGGCCATAAGGTTTCTCTGCAGGGTCGGGTCTGGCCTGAGGATCGAATATTTCTTCATTCCTCATCACTCCTTTCTACGCTGACAATTCTTGCGCGTGCATCCAGTAGTTCCGTCGCCATTGACACGATCTGGTCCCTGGTGGCGGCGATGATAATTAGCTTGTCCAGCCCGCAGACCACGCCGTGATCTATTTTCAACCACTGGGTGTCGCCGCTGATTGATTGAATAAGTTTCAAGTCTTCGTTTTTCATTCATTCCTCCAAAATACTATCGTAAATCTCATGTGATAATTCGCTCAGGCGTTCCATATCTGTAAAACACCTCATTGGCAACTCATATCTTCCAGATGCTGCGGTTGGCTCGTCTTGATACGTACAAGCGGATATTATTTCTGAAATCAAATTCTGCACACTCTCAACGTATTCCCGAATTACACTTATTGCATCCTGGCCCTCCTCAACAAGTGGACACCAATCGGGTCTAGAAGCAAAGCGAATGTCCGTAAGCTGCTTGAATGTTATTTCGCATGTGTTGTCATAACAGTGATTACATTTCATGCACGTTTCAGGAACCTCGTCAACAATAACTTTTAGAACTTTCATCGCCCCTCCTTTCGAGGTAGCGTATTCCACGCTTCAACGGCATCGATAAATGTCGGATACGATAAAAATACCTTCGCACATTCCGCACAGAGAATGCTGCTCACGCACCATGTTCGCTTGTCGTTATTATAGTATTCAGCCTCTCTCCCACATACTGGGCACGGGAGCAATTCGGGCTCACGCTTGGTTATGTCGTAGCCCTCCATATCAAGCCAATCTGTAACAAATCCCATAAAGTCGATCTTAGGAATTGCAACTTTTGGACAGGCGTTTCCGATGGTTCCAAGTAAAATATTTTGGGGGAATATGTCGATCCACACCCTATCATTAGTCCAATTCCTGCCATCTCTAATTGATGTTTTCTTACTCGTCATTTATCCTCTCTTTCAAATAGTCTTTGGGGGCGGTGGTTCCTAAGCGACGATAAATCCGTTCTTCGCCAGAAAATCAACGGCTCCCCACGTGCCGATCCCTACATTCTTGGCATAAACATACTTTAGTGTTTTTTCGACAATCTCGCCATTTTCAAGTCTTTCGACTTTTCTTTCCTCGATTTTTCCTCCCCCACGAATAACTCTTGCAATAGCCGATTGTACCGAATATTTGTGTTTCATCTCAATCCTCTCTTTCAAATAGCCTGTGGGGGCGGTGGTTCCGCTTTCCATGCGCGCACGGGTGAAATCTCATCCCTGGGCGCTTTGTTACATATGAGCATTGTGTAGGTCATAGCAGCCTCGGTTGCATCAATGCCTCTGTAATCCGCTTGCGGGCTATGGCGTAGTAGTCTGGGTCGATTTCCACGCCCTTGAATCGCCTGCCTGTTTGGATGCAAGCGACGGCGGCAGTGCCGGAGCCGAAGAAGGGGTCGAGAATGGTGTCGCCCGGATTGCTGGAATGCAGGATTATATTTTTCAGCATATCAACCGGCTTCGGTGTGACGTGTCCGTTGCGCTCTGCTATTTCATAATTCCAAACGCTGTGATGAGTTTTCTGATTATTGAATGTATAGCGCAAGTCCTCATATTCGCGGCGCAAGTCCTCATATTCACGGCGGAAAAAGCCCGTTGATTGCAGTTTTTGGTACTGCTCTTTTGTTGGTAAACTAAACTGACTCTTCTCCCTTTTTGAAAACCCGAAATAATGTGAGCTCATCTCGTTGTTCAATACATCTTTTATTGTTTGCTCCGTATAAACCGACTTATCAAGCTCATCATCAAGATACTTTTTAATTGAGTAAAAACAGTTACGCGTTGCGTGAACAAGCGCTAACCCCGTTTCGTCCTGGAATGTGTAGAATAGGCAGTATTCAGCCATCTGCTGATAGTTGCGCAAGCCGTTAGGGGCAATGAACCCGTCTAAGAAACCCTTATTGCTAACGCCATCAAACCGCTTATTCCAGACAATAAACTGCTTGAATACAAAATCGGTACTCTCTCTAATCCATAGCATCAGGTCGGCAATCGTCTCCATGTCATTGTGAAAGAAGTAGAATGAACCGTTATCCATCAGGACGCGCTCACATTCTTTTATCCACTTACCGCACCACTCGATGTAATCCGGTATTTTGTCCCATGACGCCTTGCCGATGTTATAGGGCGGGTCGGTTACAATCAAGTTAACGGATTTGCTCTCCATCCCGCGCATCACGTCAAGGCAATCCCCTTGCCAAATCTCAATGCCAGGGGCCAGCGTTTCGTGGGTCATCAGAACGGCAGCCCGTCATCAATCTCAGTCTCGCTCATGCCCTCTTGCTGCTGCAATACGGACGGCAGGAACCGGACATTTTCGGCGGTGACCTCAAACGAGGCGCCGGTAGTCCCGTCCTTGCGGGTGTACACTCGTGGGCCGCCTGTTTCCGGGTCTGGTCGCAACCTGCCAACGACCAAGACCGCGCTTCCCTTGCTCAGGTACTGATTACAGAACTCAGCCTGCGGACCCCAAACGGACACGCGCCACCAGGCTGTCTCTTCTACCTTCTTTCCCGCGCTGTCGGTGTAACTCCGGCTGGTAGCAAGTGAGAAGGTGGTGACAGGTTTCCCGCCAGGCGTGAAACGCATCGTGGGGTCAGAACCGAGTCGCCCCACTAAGGTAATTTGTGAGAACATCTTTTCATCCTTTCAAAAATTAGTTAGTTAGTAGTCCATGTTCTTTTTCGTGACATCTCTTACACAGCACGCTCAGGTCTCCTGGCAATTCGCGGCCTTTGTGCTCGTAGGTTTTGTGATGTACGTGCAGTTTAGTTTTCGATCCGCATCTTTCGCATCTATACCCGGACTTCACAAGCGCACGTCGCCTTGTGTCCTTCCATTCCGGCGTTTCCAGATATTCCTCGTAGCTCATGCCGTCTATGAGGTACTGTCTGTAAGCCCTGTACCGACGGAGATAGTCTAAGGTCATTTTGTCCAATCTCTAACATAGCCGTCATCACTCTTAGCGTACTCTCCGAACGCCGGGAAGCCAGGGACCTTGACCATCTTGAGGACTCTATTTCCATCCGACTCCCGCATCTTGTCCCAGATCAGATTAACAACATTTTCCTCTTTTTCATCCTCAGCCAGAATCGCTATTTGGTCTGCATCATAGCTCACGCGGGCGCTCCCGGATAAATGCGACATCCTCGGGCTACTACCGTACCCCTGCTTATTCATCGACTGGATGACCATCCCCGCCAGGTCGAGGTCTTTACAGATCCCGTGTATCTGCCTCGACAGGTACTCACTTTTCTCAGTCCGGTCTTTTCCAACGTTGTCTACCAGCAAATCCAGGTAATCCAAAATGAACCACGAAATCCCCTGCTGCTGCTTGAGCCTCGACAAATCCGCTCGCAACTGGAGCGTAGACCAATCCGTCGCGTCAGAGATATAAATCGGCAGCGGGTCCAGTTCCTCAACGCCCCGATTGAGTGTATCCCAGCGCTCGTCCATTCCAACGCCGGACAGCATATTATAGGTCGGGATTTTGGTGATCGCCGACAGCCGCCGTCTGACCATCGCCTTGCCGGACATCTCCAGCGCATATACCGCCCCGGCGTGACCGTTAGCCGCCATGCCGCAGCCCAACTGGAATGCCAGTAGCGACTTACCCGTCCCAGGCTGACCGGCGATAATAAACTCTTCTCCAGTCTGCATACCATAAGTGATTTTATCAAAGCCCTTCATGCCAGTCTCAAGCCCGTGGATCTGTTTCGGGTTTTCCGCACGCTCAGAAATGTCGGCGTATAAGGCCGTGAGATATTCTTTCATCGCAACCGCACCGCCCTTTGGCTTTGCGGATTGTACCAAATCTGATACCGCCTTACTGATAGCGTCCGTTATATCAGATTGCTCATTGTAGGCTTCTTTCGCAAGCTGCCCGGCGGCGTTAATCACAAATCGCCTGATTGAGGTATCTCGAATAATCCTTTCGTAGGTTTCAAAATTATACGATTGCGGACATTCGTTCGGAAGTTTCAGCAGATACGCCCGGCCCCCCACGTCTGCAAGTTTCTTTTTCCGGTCTAAAACTTCTGCAAGCGATAGCAGGTCAAGATCACGGCTTCCAATTGCTCGCATGGATCGGTATATTTCCTGATTGCCGGTATCATAAAACGCTTCCGGCTCAATCGAAACCCGGTTCATGATCGAAGGGTCAATCAGGATCGCCCCAAGTAACGCCCGTTCGGATTCTTTTGATTCCGGGGTGTGCAAGTGATCTGTCATAGTACGATTTCCTCTCCGTCAGGTCCAATATAGGTTTTCTTGTCAGCTTGTTTTGCATTATTCTTCGCAACGTTACCACGCAGGAAATTTGTCAGTCCGCCGGGACGTGCTACCGTATATTTTTTCTCAATGGCTAACTCGTAGGCCACCTTAATATCATCTTTGTTTATACCCAAGTTAACCCATTCACTAACTTCCATTATCCATTTAGCATGAGTACCAACATTGAAAGGGTAGGCAATCCCGGTAATCTGGCAAAATATAACGATATAATCTTCTTCTGTATCTGCTATGTTCTGTTCTGTATCTGTATCTGTATCTATAACGTTACTGTAACGTTCCATAGCTTCCTCTTGCTTACGTTTCTCTCTATGTTTCGCAACACGTTCGGCAACGTTATCACTTTTGAATTGTCTATTGTCCCAATTTTTGATTGACCAACAGCCATTATCTAATTCAAGCATTTCGTATTCTATGAACTTCTGTATCAATAACTCAAGATCCGCCTCATTCATTTCTGTTTCACACGAAAGGTCATTGATGTTGTAGGGTATTTTTTCGGATATAATAAGTTTTCCCCTTTCCTCAGATTCACTTGCTAAAGCCAATAGGCACACCCAGACGCCAATTACCGTCACCTTGTTATAAATTGATGACCTGCAAATCCGCTTTATTTTTTTATCATCTATTATTTCACTGTATAGTCGCAACCAGGGCATTGATGCCATAAATACCATCCTTAATAAAAATCCCCGTCACTCAGATCAGGTCCCGAGGGCTTAGGTCGGTACGTTGAGTGACGGGGATTTTTCCTGATCCATCGTACACCACCTAAGCCTTCCTAATCATAACCGCATTCGCCCTGGCTGTCAAGCGGCAAGATCCGCAAACATCAGCTTTTCAGGGAGAACGCCATGGCAGAACCAGGCAGAATGGAACCAGCAGGCTTTTCCTGCACCCTCGTAAATGAAATTAATCCTTTTGTCGGGTATCAACACTTCGAGTCCATATCGGCTATACATGCCAGTTCGTTTCACTCCGCCCAGAGCGGTGAGTGGCAGCAGCAGCGCAAACGGAAGCCCTATCTCGTAGCAGCGTTCCAGAAACGCGTCTTTCTGTTTGTACGGCGGATTGGTGACGATACAATCTATATCAGCCGGAACCTCAGTGTCAAAAAAGTCCACACCCCACGCGATGTCAGTTTCGACGACCTCCAGCCCGTGCCGTTCGAGTACAACGGTGATATGCCCTTCTCCTGCGGCGCACTCCCATACCCTGCCGTGGATATATGGGGCGATAAGCTCTGTCGCCTCCGGGGGGGTGTACAGGTCCCCATATTCCGTCGATGCAAGCGTTCTCTTTAGCAGTCCATTCATCTCATAAATCTCCATCTGTCAATACGTACTCATATCCCGTAATCCTGGCATCCGGGACCACCTTCAGCCCGGCAATCTCGGTAACACCTGCCACGTATCGCGGGTGAATGCGAATCTCGGTAGGTATCACGCCATGTTTGCCATCGAAGTGCTTAGCATCCTTGCCGACGGTCTCATGCAGCAGGTCGGGGTCGGGAATGCTATACAGGTTGGCGGTCATGAATAATCTTCCGGATGCCTTTTGTATATCTTATTAAGCGCATAATCGTCTAAAAGCGCAAAACAGTAAGTAACAAGCAAGGCGTTCAGTTCATCCCGCGATTCATAAAAGGACACTTTGCACGTTCTGGGAACGATATATTTTGCTTTGTAGATTTCGTCAGTTGGCATAAAAGACTTAAGTGCCCTAGCAAGCCTAAACATCACAATAATATATTTGATTAGATTTTTCATCCTCACATCTCCTGTCTATGGTTGGTGGTCATGGCTCAATTCGCTTGAACTCAATCACCCACACCCATGAATTAGAAGCCCAGGGATAGCCGCTCTTAGCGTTGATTTCATCCCAGAGCTCAATGAACTTCCATCGTGGGTCTGGAGGGGTGTCTGATAGAGCGCCTCTGGCAAACGAAAACTGTGGGATTCCCTCAGCCTTGCAATCATTTAGGCTAATGTCCTGCAGTCTTTCCACCCTAACATCGGTGATCTCCAGCAGAATGCGGGAGGCCCAGCGAGGCATGAAGCGGGAGGAACGCCACTTCAATGCCTCTGGATCGTCAGGAGCATTTTCCCAGCCCGCAGGGTGTGATACCCCCGGATTTGCGTAACGTGGAGTGGCGCGGTAATCAACCCAATCTTCTTCTCCGAATTCACTATCATGAACTGGACACCACGTTTCCTTGACCCAGAGATGATCGCCAATTTCCCCATGTCTACATTTGATAATGCTTCCGTGATTTGGATCTCTAGTATCAAGTGTCACCCATGTTTGTGCACCATCGATAACCTTGCCTTTAATAACATCAAGCGGTTGCCATTTTAGTGTACGCCGCGTTGATGTCTTTTGTCCGTCCAGGATGGCTCGCACCTGGTCACCGCTGAATATAATCGGTCGTTCTTTAACTTTTGACATCAATCCTCCGGCTGATAAGGTGGAATTTCCATGTATGCGATGACTTTGTCGTGCCACTCTTCCATCAAACCGCCAAACGGCGAAAGCCAGGCGCTCTTGATTTTGCTCCAGTGAGCGTAGAATACGGTTGTTTTATCGGCTGACAGCACCACGACAAAATAGTCTTTCGATTCGTTCGGGGGTCTATTCTCAGGGTACGGCTTCCACCCCAGCCCGAGGTCTGCGTAGATAGCATCAGCAAGGGCGAGCCGCTCTTCATCGCTTGCGCTCCTAGCCGCCGGGTCGTAAATGTTTCTTGTATTACTCATTCTCACTCCTCTCTGAACAAATCCGCCAAGGTCACGCCAAGCGCGGCAGCGATTTTGTCGGCGGTTTTGACTGTCGGCATTCGCTGACCCGTTTCCAGCAGGCTAATATAGCTATGGTTGACACCTGCCTTCTTCGCTAACTGCTCTTGAGTAAGTTCTGCGTTCTCTCGCAGTGTCTTGATTAACTTTCCTATTCGCTTCGGGTTCATACTCGCTCCTAACTCGTAATTTGGTGTAATTACATTATAGCACCGTGTTACTGTTTGTCAAGATAGAATTGTTAACGTTTGGAAATTGGTCGAGAAAACGCTTGACATTGGGTAACAAAGTGCTATAATATAGATAGTAAAGCAAACAGACAACAGGAGAGAATGAGATGACAAACACAATGACAGTAGAAACCAAAAAACACAAAGCAGTAAAATTAGGATTTGATGAGATTTGTACAGAATGCGGCAAAAAAATCAACCAGGGCGAATATGCAATTCCACAATATTATTGTGATGAATTTCACGCCAGGCTTGTAGCCTACAAACATATTGAGGAGAAATAAAATGGAAAAACAAAAGAAGTTAATTTGTAAAGATTGCGGAAAAGAAATTGAAGAAAAGAATTGGGACGATTATTTTCAAATGTGTATTGACTGTATAGATGACTATGATTGTCGAATGGATCATGAAGATTTATACGAAATGAGATGCGAGGGCCTATCTGATAGTGGCCCATATATCACCTATATATAAAGCCAACCCATGAATATAGGAACTTGTAAGGATTGCTTACAAGTTGAACTGTACAGTAATCCTTGACTGTTCACACGGCATGAAGCCGAATTTAGTTCATGGCATTGGCTCGATAGAATTATACCACGAACTATTAGGAAATTCCGAATAGTTGCCCCGCCGGAGGCTTATCCGGCAAAGGAGATAGCATGCCTAATCAATCTAACGACCCAAAGAAGGCCTTGTCACCACGCGAGAAGTGGGACCAGTGGCGAAAGACCGAGTATAGCGATGCTGACATTAGGACAGTGATCAATACTAGCCGGCAATACTCAGGTTGCGACTATGCCAACGAACCCTATGCGCAGTCCTGCGCGCTGCGAGCCCTGGCCATGATCGCCTACAACGAGATGATTGAAAACCGAATCGAACGGGAGCGACGCAACTTGGGGGTGAAATGACACACGAAACGGAGTGCAAGGATTTCTATTGGGCCGTCAAATATGGCTATATCTACCAGTCGAAGGAATACGGCTCTTGGTGTGTCTTGGCAAATGGCACAGATAATGACGAATTGACATTATCATTGAAGTATTGTCCATATTGTGGCGCAAGCATATTAGAACTAACTAACAATAGTAAAGGAGAAGACGATGAAATACAAAGTAGGTGATAAGTTTGTGGATCCCAGAGACGGTATAGTTGGAGAAATTGTTTCCGTGAGTACGGTATATCCTAATGATTATTGTATTAAGTGTGATAACAACAATAGACTTTGGTATTCCGAGAGCGAAATTGAACAAAGGTTTATCAAGATTTGGCCGCCAGAACAGTATTGTTGCGACAATTTCGAGTGGATGGTTAAAGAAGGCCTATTCAGGGTAAGCCGTATTTTACCGGACAACCCCAAATATTTTACACAGGTTGGGAGTGGAGGTAGTGCAAAGTACATATCGCTTTATTATTGCCCCTTCTGTGGCTCGGAAACACATCCCGAGAATGCACAACCAGAACCCACCGACGAATTAGAAGTTGAGAGGCGACGATGAAACACATTTTGATGATCGAACGAAACGGTATCCGGCAGGTCAACCCGCACTTCTGCCCACACGAGCATACCGTGATTATAAAAACGGGACATGTTTTTACCTTTGCTGGTGAACATGCGGACGATGAGGATACGTACTCTCAGTGTCTGGATTGCGGCTGGGTAATGCGTGATGACAGGACGTGGGGACCGATACTTGAGATCGAGGCCCCTGTAAAAGACAAGATTGCATTTTAGGAGGATGGGATGAGAGTTGTATTTACGATTGATGATATTAAAGCAATTGCCGAAGGGCAGGACCCTAGAATTAGACATCCGGAATATGATCTGTCGATTGTCATTATATTTTTAGCCCGTAAATTATTAAAGTACATTGACAACAACAGGTCACTTAGAGAGCGCAACGAGATATTAAATAATACCATTCAAGATGTATACTAGACAAGGAGAAATGAGATGACACAGAACGCATTGGCAATTTATCGGGATTTTGACGGATTACAACGGGCCGCAATGGCACTTCAAAAGTCGGGTTACTTTCAGGACGTAAAAAGCGAAGCGCAAGCCATAGTAAAGGTGATGGCCGGGGCAGAACTGGGATTGCCGCCTTTCGCCTCCATGAGCGGCATTCATATCATTCAGGGCAAGCCAACCCTCGGAAGTAATGTCATGGCTACGCTTGTTAAGAACGACCCCCGCTATGATTACCGCTTAAAGCAGTGTGACGAGAAAGCCTGTGTCCTTGAATGGCTTGAGGATGGGCGCAAGGTCGGGGAAGCTGGTTTTACAATTCAGGAAGCACAAAATGCAGGGCTGACTACCAAGGACAACTGGAAGAAGTATACCAGCGACATGCTTTTCGCTCGTGCAATCAGTCGTGGCGCAAGGCGTTTCGCTCCTGGAATCTTCGGCGGCGCACCCGTTTACACGCCGGATGAGATGGGCGTGGATACCGATGAGGATGGTTACGTTGACGCCGTAAGCATCACGATTGCAAAGCCGGAACGGATCGAAGAAGCTCTTGATCAAGCCGGGCCGGAAGCATTGCCGGAACCGATGACCATAGAAAGGGCATGGGAAATCACAAATAGTGAAGGTCAATTTTACGCCCAATTGCCGGATGATAAACTCAGTAACATGAGCATTGGGATCGGAAAAGCATTACGGAAGTCGGACATCACGGATGAACAGCGGGCGGAGTATCTCGAAAAACAAGCTGCCATCAAGGTTATTTTACAAGCCAGAACGGACGGGTCGGCATCATAACTTACTGATGCGCATTTTCTCCTTCGATGCCGGTCACAATCGGGTGGCCGGCTAGGGGAGAGGGAAAGAGAGGATTGAGATGGAAGAAACTATTGGAAGGTTATTGTCTGCACTTGAACTACAAAAGGGAATAAATGCTTATGACAAAACTGTAAAAGGAATTGATGTTCACATGACGCCTGCGCTACATAAAAAACTCGCGGAGTGGTTTGGAATTTCAGAGAGCGAATTTACAACTCTTTGGGGACACGATGTTGTTGTCGAAGAAGATGAGATTGAGTTTTCGTTAGTGTCGAGGCGGATTTAAGCACCTTATCTAGGAACCACCGCCCCCACAGACTACCGGAGGCGTTGTTCACGGAAGAAGAAAAGCAATGGAGGCTTAAGATGGGAAGAGAACTAAGAAGAGTGCCGATCGGATGGGAACATCCAAAAGATGAAAATGGGCGATATATGCCCATGATTGATGATTCCTACGAACAGGCCGCAGAAAAATGGACAAAAAACTTTATTGATTTTATCAATGAATCTGGCGAAAATTATGAATCGATAAAAGGCTTCTCTTTTGATTATTACTGGGAATGGGAAATGCCTCCCGATGTAGAGAAATGCCGTCCCGCATTTAACGATGATCCGATTTGCTATCAGATATATGAGACCGTTTCTGAGGGGACACCAGTTAGCCCAGTGTTTGAAACAAAACAGCAAATTATTGAGTGGCTTATTGATAACGGCATTTCTGAGATTGCTGCAAAAAGATTTGTTGAAACTGGATGGTCGTTAAGCGGAATGTTTGTTGATGGAAAATATTTTGAAGGAATCGAATCATGTGGAGTGGGCGCACATTAGGAACTAACGTTAAAATAAGATTAGAGTATTGTTAAGGATTTGCGCTGTGATTGGTTGACAAGCCTGGATAAATTTGATACAATGAATTTGACGAATCTATTAATTATTAAGGAGTGGATATATGGCAGGTCTTTTGAAGTCTCGTAAGTTCTGGCTGGCGGTGTTTGGTGTGGTTCAGGCGGTAGTTCTGCACTACCTGAACGTGCCCGAGGATATTTGGCAGACCATCGCCATGCTGGTTGGTGTCGTGATCGCCGGTATTGCGGTTGAGGATGCCGGAGAAAAAGCTAGCGGAACATTTTTCAAAGAATAACAGAGATAAGCCCGGCTTAGTCCGGGCTTCATTGTAACCACAAGGCGACCATGACAGATCAAAGCACTGATATAAACATCAAGTTGGCGCTGCTAATTGAGCAGACAAAAGACATCCCGCAAATTCGTAAGGACGTGTCAGACATCAAGATTGGCATGGGTAAAGTTGAGACCAGGGTGTCGCATAATGAAAGTGACATTGCGACGTTGCAGAAAAGATCGGACGGCTGGAACGTAATTAATAGTTTAGGCGTCGCGGCTGCTGCGGTCATTGCCTGGCTGCGGGGTGGGTGATGTCTGTTACGGACGCGATGGATGACCAGCGGAACGGCCCAGAGAGCACGCCTTCGGTTTTTCTTGCGCTGTTTCACGAGTTGCGCAAGCTTGAGGGGCGGATTGTGGCTCTGGAGGTTCGCGCTGGCGAAATAGATGATAGGGTTGGCGTGATTGAGACGAACACGATTGACCACGAGAGCCGGTTGCAGGAGCTGGAGGAATCATAAGTTATCATCTCATTTCTCTCCTTCGAAGGTGGGACGCGGTCGGCTTCTGTTGACTAGCGGGCGATGCTTGCGTAGCGCCCCACCAAGGCATTATAGGTATAGCTGACCTACCACGTGTAGGCACAGTAAGCGGTAACGTATCGAACATGCGTTACTTGCGTGATGTCCACCACGTTAAAATGGGCTGATTGAATGCGCTGTTTGAGAAAGTGTGTTCAGGGGATTGGTCATCCGTTGAGAATCTGGAGCACGCCCTACTTGCAAAGGGAGAGACACCCCTCTCGACCAAGAGGTTGTTGGTCAGTCGCCCTCGAATGAGACCATCGGCTGATAAGAACGTAAAACATTGCAAGAGCGCATTAGGAATTATCTGGAGGCGTAATGGCTTGGACTATCGGAATCGTGTTACACAGGCCGGAGGGTGAAGAGGTCCTTACCGAGGATATGGAAAACGGTATGTACGCGAGCATCGCAGAGATTTACCTGGACGACCAGCATAGGCCGTTTGCGTGGGCCAAGGCCGGACTCGATTATTTTGACTCCGTCAAAGATGCCATGGAATACATGGAAATGATTCGGGCAGATTTAGCAAAATCAAAGCCGATTGTCTATCCGGACGACTTTTATTTTGATTCAGAAGATTTTCTTGGAGGGTGATGATGCAGTGGTTTTGGTGGTTACTCATAGCGTTTGGCGTTATCTCGGTTTGGGTATTGCTTGCCATGTGCCAGGTTGCGAGTGATGCTGATGACCGGATTGAGAAACAACACGAATCTTTTGACATTAGCGGAACATTGCACATGAGTGGTGTTACTACGGAACATCTTGTGAAATGGGACGAGAATGGACTGTGGGAAGATGCCGCGATGGCGGACAATTCAGGCCGTTGCGTATTTTGTGACAAGACCGTGATTATCCGTCGTGAAATGCTGAATGGCGAAGCGGTTGAAGTGGTCGAGTGTCCTCACTGCGGAGAGGCGTATATAACAGCGGCGCGAAAGGGAAGGGGTGAAGAATGAGCGAAAGAGAGAGACTCAAGCTGGAGTATGGACTTGATGACAAAGAATTGGATTCTTTGGCGAACGTTGTTCGCGACTATCAAATTCTTGGGTTTCCTGTTGAATTGGAGAAGTTTTTATTGGCTGTATCCGAATTGCGTAAAAACACCCCGAGCCGCATAAATGACCGCCCCTGACCAGATTGCGATGTTTGAGGAATTATGGAACTGACCTGGCATAACGAGAAGCGGCGCATAAAGGATTTAGTACCCTATGTGGCGAACCCGCGTCAGATTACAGATAAGCAGGCAAAGGATTTGAAAGCCAGCCTGGACAAGTTTGGCGTTGCGGATCCCATCATCATTAACACGGATAACACGATTATCGGCGGACACCAGCGGAAAAAGATACTGGAAACGCTAATGGGCGTTGACCCTGATTTTGAGATTGATGTTAGAGTACCAGACCGCGAATTGACCATTGACGAGATGCGTGAGTTGAATGTCAGGCTGAATAAGAACACAGGCGAATTTGACCTCGATATACTCGCAAATAATTTTGAATTGGACGACCTGCTGGACTGGGGGTTTGAGAAGTCTGACCTCGACCTTGATTTGTGGATGCCTGAACCGCCTGAAGATGCCGAACCGCAGATTGACAAGGCTGAGGAATTGCGCGAAAAGTGGGGGGTTAAATCTGGTGATCTATGGCAACTCGGAGAGCACCGGCTCATTTGCGGCGATTGCACGGATAGGGCTGTGGTTGAGAGGGTGATGGGAGGAGAGAAGGCGACGTTATGTTTTACTTCGCCACCCTATTGGGTTGGTAAGGAATACGAAATACAGGATAGTATAGAAGCAATAGACGAATTTATTGGTAACGTTGCATTGATGATAAATTATGCAGTTAAAAAGGATAAGTCGAGAGTTGTAATTAATACATCTACTGGATTTACTACATCGTTCGACAAGCGTAAAAAACGGCAAGTATTGTTATTGATTGATAAATGGACTAACGAATTATATAAGTTGGGGTGGAATTTAAGGCACGTTAGACATTGGATTAAAGAAGGTCAATTGTTGTCTACGGCCCCAAAGACAGACCTGATAGATCAGCATTGTGAATTTTTAGGTACTTATGAAAATGACAGTGGTGAAGATATTGTTTTCGATGATTGGATTGACGAGAATATAGGTTTGTTGGGGACCTTTTACAATACAAGCGGAACAACAAGAGGGCAGGAAAGGACGGGTAAGAAGTGGGCGTTGAGAGCTTATTGGGATGATATAAAGGGCAACGCGAATGATAATAACCATTGTGCGGCATTTCCGCTTGAATTAGTAGAGAGGCATTTGGCTTTATATACAAAAGCTGACGAAATCGTATACGAGCCATTTTCTGGATCGGGAACAACAATAATAAGTTGCGAGAGGTTTGGAAGGAAATGTAGAGCGATTGAATTGGATACTGGTTATTGTGCCGTAGCAATCCAGCGTTGGGTTGATGTTACCGGTGGCGTGCCGGAGTTGGTGCATGATTAATCGAAAACTATCAGAGGAGTAGGCTTGTCGGCAAGCCGTTATAGCGCAAAGAAGTTTATAGCAGCGATCCCCGGAACTGGCGGGATTATCAGCGCGCTTGCGGATAAGGTCGGCTGCACCTGGCATACGGCACGGAATTATATCCGTGACTATCCTACCGTTGCTGAGGCCTGGGAAGCGGAGCGGAATAAGATCACGGACAAAGCGCGGCATAATATTGTAAAGTCGATCCATGATGGCGACTTGCAGATGTCGAAATGGTGGTTGCAGGTCATGGATGAGGAGTTTGTTCCACGGCAGATGGTTGACGCAAAGACCGAGGTCAACGGAGAGATTATTATTTCGATAGGTGAAGATGACTGAGGTTAAAATCCGTCCTAACGTCTTTAACGATGTGTACCTTCCCTACCTGGACGACCTGACGCCTACTCAGATATTCTACGGCGGTTCGTCATCCGGTAAATCGGTATTCTTGGCCCAGCGTGACGTGATTGACGTGATGCGAGGCGGGCGCAACTTCCTGGTGTGCCGTGCTGTTGGCAATACCATCAGGCGGTCAGTGTTCGAGGAAGTCCGCAAGCTGATCCGTGACTGGAACTTGAGCAGCCTATTTTCTATCAACAAATCCGAAATGATCATCACCTGCGAGAATGGCTATCAGATTATGTTTAGCGGACTAGATGATGTTGAGAAGCTGAAATCCATGCGACCGGCAAAGGGAGTGATAACCGATGTTCGCATTGAAGAAGCTACCGAAGTCAGGCACGATGACTTGAAACAGCTACAGAAGCGCATGCGTGGCGTAGACGTGTACAGCGATGAGCCTGACCTGCCGAAGCGACTGTCCATATCATTTAACCCGATCATCAAATCACACTGGATTTATCAGGACTACTTCTCCGGCATTGGCTGGGCTAATGATCAGACAAAGTACCACGATGACAATTTGCTGATCCTCAAAACGACCCACAAGGACAACAGGTTTCTAACGGAGCAGGACAGGCTTGCGCTTGAAAACGAAGAAGATGAGTACTTTTACAAGGTTTATACGCTGGGCGAGTGGGGAGTTCTGGGAGATGTTATCTTCACAAACTGGACAGTTGAGGACTTATCGGACAGGATTGAAACTTTTGATAACTTACGGGACGGGCAGGACTTCGGATACTCAAGCGACCCTGCGGCCTATATTAAGAGTCACTATGATCCAAAGCATAAGGTCATTTATGTATTTGACGAAATGTATCAGACCGGACTTGATAACGAGGCGCTGGCAGATATATTGAAGCCGATGTTAGAGCATAGAGCAGTGTTGTGTGATAGCGCTGAGCCTAAGTCAATTGACGAGTTGAAGAAGTACGGTATCAATGCGAGGCCTGGGCTGAAGGGCCCAGATAGCATAAGGCATGGCATTCAATGGCTACAGAAACATAAAATCATAGTAGACAGTAGGTGCGTGAACTTTATAAATGAGATGTCACAGTATCATTGGAAGAAGGATAAATATGGCGAATCATTGCCTGTTCCCGTCGACAAATTCAATCATGGTGTTGACGCCTTGCGGTACGCATATTCTTATGATATGCAAGACCATCGCGCTATTCTGTTTGGAGCGTAAGCGTAGGAGCAATTATGACAAATAATATCAAGGCAATTACCGAAACCCCGTTTTGGTTCACGCGCCTGACGGATGACGGCGTTCCAGACGATAACATCTCCCTATACCGCGGCGTGCCTTATCTCTATCGTGCGGTTAGGTTGCGTTGCGATGCCTTGTCCGGCGTACCCATCAAGCTGTACAAGGGCGAAGACGAGATCGACTGGCCCTATCCCACATCGCTAAGTGAGCTTGTCTGGAAATGGGAGGCGTCCCTGATGCTGAAAGGTGCCGCCTATGGTGAAATAGTTACCAACAACAGCGGATACAAAAAGGACGTGCAGTATCGGAACCCGTTTGGCATGTACGTAGAATATCGCGATGGTGTCATCACCATCAAACAAAACCAGAGTGGCGCGATATGGAAAAACAACATCTTCACCGGCGAGTATGAAATGGTTTATATCGCCGAGTTTGACCCTGGGCAGGACATTCTCCCAGGCATAGGTTCCGCGAGCGCCGCAAACGTGGACGCGAAACTGATGTACTCGTTATCCAAATTCCCGGAAGCCTACTTTGAGGGCGGGGCGATGCCCGTCACAATGGTTGGCATTGACACTACGGACGAGGGTGAAATTAACCGGATTGAATCGTTTTTCAAAAAGGTCGCGACGGGACTGAAAAACGCCTTCCGGGTGGTCGGCGTTAGAGGCGGGAGTGTGGACGTTAAGACAATCACGCCGCCGTTGAAAGAACTGGCGATGCCTGAAATTTCAAACGAAGCTAAGCACAACATTTCGGTCGCGTTTGGGATCCCAAAGACCTTGCTGGATAGCGAGGCAGCCAACTATGCCACGGCAGTCGAAGATCGCAAGGGATTCTATGAGGAAACTTTGAAGCCGCGGGCGCGCATGTATGAAGCCGCCCTGAACGAGCAACTTCTGGACCGTGATGATATGCGGCTTGAGTTTGCGTTTGATGAGTTGGACCTGTTTCAGGACGATGAAAACAAAAGGGCAGACAGACTTCTCAGCTTTGTACAGGCGGGGCTTCCAACCAGGTTGGCGATTGACCTTGCCGGGATTGACATGACAGAAGAACAGGCGGCGATGCTGGCAGAGGAAGCGTCCGATAACGGCGGACAGTCCGGGCCGGATGCGGTAGAACAGGAACTCGGAAGGTGGATGCGGATGGCAGAAAAGCGGATAAAAGATAATAAATCCCTCCGTGAGTTTGAGACAGACGTTATACCGGACAGCATGAAAGCGGCTATTGAGGGAGCGTTGGAAACGGTCGGGTCCGTAGAAGATGTCCGCAGTGTGTTTAATATCGCGAAGGAGTGGAGGGAGTATCCGTAATGGACATTCTCAACCGATCCGATCTTGAGCGTAAGCTTGCCCGCGTTGTCGGGCGTGATTTGCGTTTGGAGTTGCGGAAGCTGCTGAATTACTTAGGCGACCCACCGCAGCTTGAGAACGTGCCTCGCGATTACTGGCAGAACGGATGGCGCGATATTCAGAGGGACGTGGAGCCGGTCTTACTCGATATATATCTATCGCAGGCCGAGGCCATGATGAACGATGTTGGAATCGGTGTCGAATGGGATATGATAAATGCAAACGCCTCACAGTGGTCCAAACAAAACACAGAACAAATGCTGATGGACTTGTTTGGTAAGAGATATAATCATCTCAACGAGGTTATACCAAGATTCTACAATGAGGGCTGGAATCTGGGCCAATTACAGGCAGACCTTGAGAGGTGGTACTCTCCGGTGCGGGCTGAGATGATAGCCGTCACCGAGACAACACGGGCGGCGGTTGAGGGTGAACGGGCGATGGTTGCTGAACTTGAAAAGACAACCGGGCGGCGCATGGTTCCGGTTTGGATGACAAACAAGGATGAAAGAGTATGTCCGATTTGTGGCCCGAAACACGGCAAGGAAATAACAGACGGCAAGTTTCCCCCTGCGCATCCTCGTTGCCGGTGCTGGACGAATCATAAGTTTGTGAAGGATAACGCATGATCTCAATCAAAGCAGAAGGACTTGACGAACTTATCGCAAAGCTGGATTCTCTAGCTGCTATGCGACGCGTTAAGGCTGCAATCAAACAGGCTGGCGTTTATCTCAAGGGCAAGGTTGCGGAATATCCTACCGTATCAAGACGGCCAAACCCGCTTATCAAACTTGACCCGAAGGTAAGGCGTGGGTTCTTCTACCATCTGAAGAATGGTGATATTGAAGTTCCGTACCGCCGCGGTCAATCACCTGGAAGCCAGAAGTTGGGACAATCCTGGACGGTGCAAAGCCAGAACAGCGGCTGGCGGGCCGTGATTGGAACAAACGCCAGCTATGCGAGATTAGTACAGGACAGCGCAAAACAAGCCAGCTACCATAGACACACCGGCTGGATCACCACAAAACAGACGGTACAGCTATATGGAAATCAGGCCGTAGACCAGATCAGAAACGCACTAAAACAAGAGGTGCAGCATGGATAATTTGTCCGTAAAGATAAAACTCCCATCCGGTGCGGCTGTTGAGAGACAGGATGAGACCGCAGAAAAGCGGATGAAGGCCAATAGCGAGTACACCGATGTCGGCTGGCGCGTGCTGGGCGTTCCGTTCGGTGGGCCCATCAAGGGACGCGACCTTGACGGTGAGGCGTTCCATGAGGCGACTGATATTTGGTTGAAGATTGGTGATACTATCCCAGTGACCTACTATCACGGATTTGGGCCGGATAAACCAGAAGATCGGCAGAATCCCCCGGTTATTATCGGCCAGGCGACTTATACCGGAGCGGATAAACGAGGGCATTGGTTCGACCTGGCGCTGGACCTTGATGAAGACCTCGCAGAACGGGTTATGCTGGCAGGGCCAATGCAAGTTAAGGCGTCAAGTGGGGCCGTGTCGCATCTTACGCGTAAAGGCGTTGGCGGTCTGATTGATGTCTGGCCCGTGGGCGAGCTGGCATTATTTGTTGTAAATGAATGGCGATTACCGGCGAACGATTACGCCGTTATCGAAGCGAAATCTGAAAGTGTCACGGAGGCGATCCCAGAGACTGTAAAAACAGTGGTGGACGCGGCTGATACCTCAGAGGATGCAACAAAAACAATCTCTATCAATCCTTTGGAGGAAACAACTACTATGACTGAAGAAAACTTGACCCCTGAACAGGAAGCACCTGAACAGGAAACTATTGACCTTGCGGCTGAAATCAAGGCCGCAGTCGAGGCTGAACGTGAGGGCCTCAAGAAGTCCGTGTTGGATGAGCTGAAAGCGGCAAAGGCAGAGCCCGGAACCGTGAAAGGCCAATTTGTTGTAAAGGCCCCGGAGGTGATTAAGTCTCTCGGTGAAAAAGACGAAATGAAGGCCTTTATGGCCTACGTCAAGACCGGGCAAGAAAACAGCGTTATGAAATCTCTCAAGGCATCCAATCCTACGGACATGAACATCGGCACTGCTGCTGATGGTCAGTATCTCGTACCTACCCCCCACTATCAGAACGTGATTACACGGCGCGACGAATCCGCGTTGTGGCAGAAGTTGGGCGTGACCGAAATCCCTGGCATCGGCACAACCGTTAACGTCCCCTACGATAATGAGGCAGATGGTGAGTTCGTTGTCACCACCGAAACAGCGGAATTTGACGATGATGCACCTGCCACCGAACGAAAACAGTTGACGCTTGCGAAATATAGCAAGATCATTCGCATCTCGCATGAACTGCTGCGGGATGAGGACAGCCGGCTGGAAGCGTTCCTGGCTAACTGGGTTGGGCGCGGTATGGCAAAGACCCATAACGACCTGTTGATCACTGAGATCGAGTCCTACGGAACCTCACTCAAGACCTTCGCTTCCGCCACAGCCGTTGCCGTTGGAGAGCTTGAGGACATGGTCTTTGGTTCGGACATGGTTTCATACCTGGACGGCGGCAGCGCCAACTGGGTGATGAGCGGCCCGTCCTACTCCAAGATCATCTCTTTGACCGGAAGTGATCGCAGCTATGCACAATCCCCGCAGGGGCAGTTCCGTGAGCAGATTTTGGGCTTCCCCGTACACTTCACCAACAAGGCCGACACCATCGGAGCCTCAAAGAAATCGGTCTTCTTCGGCGACTGGTCGCAGGTTGGGGTGCGCAATGGACAGGGTCTACAGATGATTCGTGACCCCTACACCCGGGCGCGCTACGGGCAGATCGAACTGGTTTACCTGTTTGATTGTGTCTATGGCGTTCTGAACTCCGAAGCCATCGGCTACGGCGTACACCCCACGGGCTAAACATGAAAACGATCAGCGGGTTGACTGGAGTTCATAAAGGCGAAGTTTTGACTGTGATTGGTCGGGGGCCATCTCTGGCAAGGCTACAGCCAGAACACCTGGACGGTGTTGTTATGGCGATAAACCATGCCATCGAACAGGTCGAATTGTTACAGCCCAGCAACCCGCTGTACTCGTTGCAGAAAGATCACCTCTATATGCTTCCGGTTCGTGCGACCCTGTTGTTGCACGAACTGGAGGCGCTGACCGAAATTGATGGCGTAAATTATGAGCCAGTTTACTCATTCGATGCGGAACGGGACTTTAACGCCCGGTGGAATGCGCCGAGTGTGGTGATTGCAGAAAAGCTTGCGAACTGGTTTGGATGTGAGCTGGTCGTTTATCTATGTTGCGATGCTGCCACAGATGGCATCACTGAAGCCTACGGGCAACCTGCCACAAAACCGGTGGCCTATCTCGAACATCAAAGGCTGGTGCTTGAAAACGCAACGCTACCCGTTGAATGGAAAAGAATATGAGCAAACAAAAACAGAAAATCCTAATCTTTATGCCGACCTATGAGATTAACGGCATTATCCAGGCGTGGCCCGCAGCAGTGGATAGTTTCTATAATCTTGAGATACCGGAAGAGTACGAGGCTGAATGGGTGATTGGATTAGATAACCCATTCGGCCCAGAAGGAAAGCATAAGAACACCCTACACCAATACCAGCAAATTCAGCGGCGAGTAGTTGATGAAGGGTATGACGCCCTGGTCACGTTTGAACATGATATGCTCGTTCCCAAAGACGGGCTTATCAAACTACTTGAGGTTGACGCGCCGATTGTATATGGTTTGTACATGCTTAGACACGGGGCCTACTGTGTGAACGCATTCAACTACATTCAGGACAGCCCGAACCTGCAAAAGTCGTTGACTTATACGCCGCGTGCTTATGCGGCCGCGATGCGGCGAGGATGGGCGCGGGTGACAGGTGTCGGGATGGGTTTCACGCTTTTCAGGCGTGATGTGCTGGAGAAATTCGACTTCCGTGCGTCCGGCAACAGCTACCCGCCCGATTGGGCGATAGCGGTGGACGCCACAAAACACGGAATGAAACAGATTTGCAGGTTTGATGTCAAATGCGGGCATATCGAAACCAATGGATTACCGATATACCCCACGAAAGAAGGATATGAGTCTATGACACGCGTAAAGATTTTAAAACACTTTGTGAGCGGCGCGATATATGAGCCTGGCATGGTTGTGAACATTCCAACCGAAAAAGTTGACGATTTCTTCCGGGCTGGATACATTGAGATACTGGGAGAGCCGGACGTGCCGGCGGTCAAGATTGTCAAAAAACCAAGCAAGACATCCACAAAAGCGATCAAAGACAGGATGGAAAAGGCGGTGAAATAATGGCCTATACTACCGCTGCCGATGTCAAGATATATCTCGGTATTCCATCCGCAACCACTACCGACGATACCCTGATCGGCAGCCTGATAACCCGCGCTCAAAAGATCATCGAAGAATACACTGGGCGATTGTTTGAGGCTGCAACCTTGACAAAGTATTTCACGATTGACGACATCGACGGGCAATATCTGTACCTATACCATGACGATCTGCTCACGGTTACTACACTGACCAATGGTGACGGAGATACGATAGCAAGCGCAAACTTCCGCCTAGAGCCGATGAACTCTAACCCTAAATGGGCGATCAGACTGGACAAGGATACCGATTGGGAGTTCACCGATTCAGACAGCCGGATTACAGTAGCTGGAACGTGGGCCTACACAGCCACGGCACCTTATGACATCGTTCACGCCTGTATTAGGCTGGTATCTTTCCTCTATCGCCAGAAGGACACGGCGGCTGATGTTGACCGGCCCATGATGACCGGGGATGGTGTGACGATCATGCCGTCTCAGTTACCTAAAGATGTGCAGATGATCCTTGATAAATACCGGAGACGGATATGAGTCAAATAACGTCTATTTATACCGCACTCGATGGTGTATCCATCACACTGACCGATTCTTCCGCGGTTGGATGCAAAAATCTTTCCGAACTGCCGCAGGCCGCAAACACCACGCTCAACAAGACCCGCCTCCTGCTGCCGATTGGAGAAAATCCTGGGGAGGGGCGCGAGGGCGCGTTCATCGCAATCGGTACGACCGTGACCGTCAACTGGCAAATCCCCGACCTGTTCATATACAAGCCGGTTGCTCAGGGAATTGGACTGAAAGAACATGCGCCGCAATTAATAGACTACTGCGGAAAATATGCGGATGCTATGAGGACGTTCGGCAAGGCGCCGACCTCGAACTCAACGCTGGAGAGCTTCCAGATGATACCGGGCGAGTACGAATGGCCTAGCGGATCTGGAAACTACTTCACTGGCGTGTTATGCTTACTGCAAATTAAGGAGGTGCTGAGTGGCTAAAAAAGGACACACGAAGTTTATCTATATGGATCATGGCTACATGATTGGATTACCCGCGCGCGATATGACCGAGGATGAGTGGCTGTCATATCCGAGCGAACTAACAAAACCGGCTTTGACATTAAGGTTATACACTGCTGTCAGAGAGGATGATACAGAAGGAACGGTGAAAGATGCTTAACGCACACAATGTTTTACAACGGGCTAAGCAAACCGCCTTTGGAACAGCCAACGCGACGGCGACGGCGAAACTGCAAAGTGTATCCAGCTTTGCGCTGACGCCAGAGCTTGAAACCAGGGCGCTTGACCAACTACGCGGGACGCTTGCCCCCACCCACCAAACGGCGCTGGACCGTTACGCCAGCAACGCGACCTTTGAGGTCCCTGATGAGACCTTTGAAGATCTTAACTATTGGCTTGATAGCTTGTTCTCAGCCGCCACACCGAGCGGAACTGGCCCTTATATACGGGCTTATGCCGCACCATTGACAGCCGCGGTGACTCCAACGTTTATGACGCTGCAATGGGGCCAAGCGAACGAGGTCTGGCAGATGCAGGATGCCAGTCTGACCACCCTCACGATGTCAGGAACGAACAACGGCGGCATCCAGGTAGGCGGGTCTCTGATTGGCGGTAAGGTGATTGCCGGAACGCTGGCAAGCCTCAATGACCGCACGGGTCTAACGAGGGTAACTGGCTGCATGGCCGCCCTCGCGATTGATGCCTGGGCGGGCACGATGGGCAATACGGCTGTTGCCAGTTCTGCTTTTAGTTGGGAGCTGACCATCAACGCCAACCGGCAATATCGAGGATACCTGGGCGATTGCACGCCTACAACCTGGAACGACCAGAAATGGAGCGGGCAGCTTCGGCTATCGCTGGAACTGAACGACACCACCGATGATTACCTGATTGCGATGCTTGCCGCAACCAACACGATCCTGGAGCGCCAGATTGAAATCAGTTACACCAATGGCACAGATGACCTGCTGGAAATCCAGTTCGCTGGACATGCCATGTCAGCGCCGCAGTTATTCCAGGATCGCAATGGCGTGATGACCTATGATCTGGTCTTCGATGGCGTGTATAATCCCACGTTCGCCAACTGGCTTAAAATCAACACGACCAGCGGAATAAATGCTTTAGTCTAATAGAAAGGAATACAAATGCCAGAATACACACATGACCGTTTTGGGAAGTGCGTCCTGAGTGAGATCACTCAAAAGCAGATGGAAGAGTATGCAGACAAAACACGGACAAAGCCGGATCAGCTTATGGTGGTATGGCGCGGTGACTGCGTAAGAGTTGCGTCTGATATGGGTATCCTTCAGGAACCAAAATTAAGTCAGGACGACATTGATAACGAGAAGCCAGGGAAAATCCGCTGGATCTCCGAATGCCTGGCGAAGATGATTAGCGAGGCGAATGATATCGACCCTTTATCCTGATAGCCGTTGCGGATTACGCCGCCGGAGACAAAACGGCTGAGCTGCCAGACCTACTTGACCTTGGCTTGCAAGTCGAGCAGTATGGCGCCTTACCTGCTGCTGGCGGGCTTTATGACCAGCCGGCTGGATTGATGCATAAACTACGTATGGTGATGAACGTCTACCATGCTCACAGACAATACTACCGGAACGGCAATAGGCCTGGCGAAGCGGCGAAATGGAAGCGGGAACATGAAGACCTGTATGACATCGTGCTGGACATTGATGAACTGAGGAAAAACGATGGCTAATGAGCGATTACGAATCGTATTAGATGCCCTAAACAAGGCGTCGGACGACATTAAGAATGTCCGAAAAGACATCGGCGAGCTGAGCGACACGACCAAAAAGGCCGATGCAAGCTCAAAGAATTTTGGCGATTCCTGGGCCGGTGTTTTAACTGGCCTTAATTCGGGCATTGCCATAGCTCAACAGGTTGTGCAAGCCGTTAAAAAGGTTTACGAGACTGCCCGTGAGGGAGCAGAATTGGAGTATCTGCAATCACGCTTTGACAACTTGACGGCGTCCATTGGTACTACATCGCGGGCATTGTTGGGCGATATGCGCGAGGCAACTCAGGGCATATACTCCGACTCTGAGCTTATGGCGTCCGCCACCGATTTTATGAGCCTGGGTCTGGCAAAAACGCACGATGAGGTGGTCCGTCTCGCGTCTGTGTCCGGCGCGTTGAATATGAACATGAACCAGCTTGTCTTGACACTGACCAACCAGACGACCATGAGGTTTGATGCTTTGGGCGTTTCGGTGGACGGCTTTGATGAGAAGGTCAAAGAGCTTGAAAAGTCCGGTCTATCCGCTTCTGAAGCCTTTAATGAGGCCTTCCTACAGCAAGCCGAAGAACAGATTGAGCGGGTTGGTAGTGCAGCCGATGAAAGTATTGGCGACTTTATGAGACTTGAGGCCTCGTTCTCGAATTGGGCGACCGTTGTAAAAACAGATATATCGAGAATACTTGAACCGGCCATTAGGGACCTTGCGGACACACTTGGAAACGCAGCAGATTTTCAGGGGGTGTTGAATGACGCCCTTGCGACAGGTGTTATTACTCAGGAAGAATATAACCACTATCAAGGCGAAGTACATAAAGGTTATCTGGACATCAATGATGTCACGGAAGAGGTAACAAAAAAGACCATAGCTTTTGATACAATGGTTGACCAGACCGCCGAAGATATGATAGCCGCCTCAATCGCCGGAGAAGATTACAGCGGCGCGATGTCGGGCGTCTCAGATAGCACCATCACAGCAGATCAAGCCATGAGGTCATATACAGAGACGCTTTTATTTAACATTGCCAGTCAGGGATTATCAGAAGAGGCCGCGCTTGATTTAGCGATTGCGATGGGACTGGTTGATGAAAAAACCATGCTGGCATACGAGAAGATGGATGACTATAAACAACTACTCGATGACAGCATAATAACCCAGGAAGAATACAACCGCCTTGTCAAAGAGTTTGGAGATGAACTCGACGGTCTTAGTGACGTTGAGGTCGCAATCCGTTTGAAGTGGGAAAATGTAGGATCGGTTACTACGGGCTGGGGTGGAATGCAGAATATGATAAACCAGCAGGCTAACCGGCCTACCGGCGGCACCGTTTCCGCTGGCAACCCTTATCTATGGCAGGAATACCGAGGCGGAGAGATAATGGTTCCGTCTCAGGACGGGTATGTTCTCTCACGTGCAGATGCGGCGGCGGCGCTGGCGGGCGGCGGCGGTAAGCAGATTGTAAACAACTACAACTTAACCATGCCAACATCTAACAGTCCTGCGGACATAGCAACATCTTTCGAGATATTAAAGGCGTTTGGATTATGACAGAACTTGTGAACCTAAATTTCAAAATCGTTGTCCCGGCTGCCGCGACGAACCTTGTCACGAACCCTAGCTTTGAGACAAACACGACAGGATACACGGCCGTAGGCGGTGCAACGCTTACCCGTTCAGCAACACACCAAAGGCGGGGGGCCTGGGCTTTGCGGATTACTCCCGTTGCCAGCACAGAGAGCGGAACCAGCTACGGAACTATCTCTGTCACAAGCGGAACAACCTATGTATTTTCGGTGGATGTGCTAGGCGTATTGGGTCAGAATTATCACCTACAATTAAGATTATTAACTTTTGATGTACGGGAACAATTGACCTTCACGGGTACTGGATACTGGCAGCGACTGGAAGTATCTTTCACCGCAACGGCTGGTGAAGACTGGCGTCTTTACGTTGTCCGTGATTCTGGCGAAACCGGAACGGATTACTTTTACATAGACGGCCTACAATTTGAGACCGGCGACGAGGCTACCACCTACTTTGACGGCGACTCTATCGGCTTTGTCATTGACCAAAAAGACTTCGGCTGGAACGGGGCGCGGCACGGGTCAACAAGTTACCGGACGGCTAAGACGCGGGCTGGGGGAAGCCTGCTGAATATCTCTGATTATGCCACGCTTGCCGGGGTATATGGGCTTGGCATGGGCAGCTTTGCTCAACACTACACAAATATCATTACCGGCGGCGCAGTTTATGAGGGGCACTCGAGGACGCCGCGCACAATCAGCTTATTGCTTCACTACACCGGCTCTATGTCCGAAATGTGGGACGATAAGAACGCAATTATTAACGCGATAAGACCGGACTACACCGGAGATGATCAACCGCTCATTTTACGATTTCAGGGCACGGATGCGAGCGGAAATGACGCAACCGAACCTATTGACATTGTCTGCATTCCTGAAATGTCTCATACCGACTTTCCCCAAACACCTGCACTACAAGAAGATGTCCTGATATTCAGGGTTTTGGATTCGTACTTGCTCGCAGCCTATCAGGAGGGCGTCCAGCTTGACTTTGCGGACTCTCTCGCGAATGCGAACCGTATCCTGATGCAGGATAGCGATGGGATATTCGCCGCTTTGAGTAGTGGGATGGATGGAACTGTCTATGCTATAGTCATAGACCCTAGTGGCAATCTATATGCAGGAGGATATTTCACAACCGCTGGAGGCGTAACCGTAAATAATATTGCAAAGTGGAACGGCAGTTCATGGTCTGCACTTGGGAGTGGGACGAGCGCATCCGTCCGTGTTTTAGCCATAGACCCTAGTGGCAATTTGTATGCAGGGGGGACTTTCACAACCGCTGGAGGCGTAACCGTAAATAAAATTGCAAAATGGGACGGCAGTTCATGGTCAGCACTTGGGAGTGGGATGGATGGAGCTGTTCGTGCTTTAGCCATAGACCCTAGTGGCAATCTGTATGCTGGGGGAGAATTCTCAACTGCTGGAGGCGTAACCGTAAATAATATTGCAAAGTGGAACGGCAGTTCATGGTCTGCACTTGGGAGTGGGATGGGCGGAACCAGCAGAATCGTCCATGCTATAGTTACAGATGCCAGTGGTAATCTGTATGCAGGGGGAGAATTCTTAACCGCTGGAGGCGTAACCGTAAATAAAATTGCAAAATGGAACGGTAGTTCATGGTCAGCACTTGGAAGTGGGATGGGTGGAACTGTCTATGCTATAGTCATAGACCCTAGTGGCAATCTATATGCAGGAGGATATTTCACAACCGCTGGAGGCGTAACCGTAAATAATATTGCAAAGTGGAACGGCAGTTCATGGTCTGCACTTGGGAGTGGGACGAGCGCATCCGTCCGTGTTTTAGCCACAGATGCCAGTGGCAATCTGTATGCAGGGGGAGATTTCTCAACTGCGGGAGGACTTACCCTCACAGATAGAATCGCCATATGGAGAGATGGTGTGTGGCTGGCTTTGAACATTAATCTCCCAGGCGTTCCAATCATATATGCAATCTTAATAACCGATGATAATTATTTAATAATTGGCTTTAATACCGCTGGCACGGCTACAGTCGCCGGTACCATCACCGCAACCAATGGCGGCGGGGCGAATTGCTATCCGAAGGTGCGCATCGACGGGCCGGGGACATTGCATAAGCTCAGTAATAACACTACCGGGGCGCAAGTCGGATTTGTTGGCTTGACCTTGCTAACGGGAGAAATATTGACGATAAACTTTGAACCTGGGAACATCAGCGCGGAGTCCACCTATCGCGGTAACTGCTTATCCTACATCGCACCTGGTTCTGACCTGGCCGACTTCTACCTGCGCAAGGGGAGCAACTCAATCTCGTTCCTGATGACCGGCACGGACGGGGATACCAGCGCGGAGACGATATGGACGCCTTCCTACTGGTCCCTCGACCAGACAAAGCACGGGGTGTAAATGGCTAAATACGCGGTTACCCTGCTGACACCATCCGGCACACCCATTAAAGACCTGTCTGGATTTAACATGCTTCAGTGGGTGCGCTCTGAAAATAAAGTCGGGGTTACCGAACTGTGGTATCCTGCAGCGAAACTCGATCCGGGCTTCCTGGCGGTAGACCAGATTATCGAGATAGAGCGCAACGGCGGAATCCTGAATGAGACCTCATACTTCCTGCGCTTTGCAGAATACTACATGGACGCACAGCGGCGGGAATTTGTACACCTGTTAGCCTATGATGCGAACTACCTGCTGACATCCCGGATAGTGGCTTACGCCTCGCTATCCTCTCAGGCGTCAAAAGCCGATTATGCCGATGATATGTGCAAAGAGGTTGTCAGCGAGAACCTGGTGTCAGCAACGGACACAGACCGAAACATATCCAATCTTACGATAGCATCCGACCTTTCCCTCGGCGCTGAAATTGATAAGGCTATGGCGTACGATAATGTTTTATCGGCTTTGCAGGACATCGCACAAACCAGCACGGATCGGGGAACCTACTTAGCTTTTGACGTTGTGAGAACGTCGCGGGCAAACTTCCAATTCCGTACCTACACCGGGCAACGTGGCCAAGACCACACGCAGGGCGGCGACGCTGGACTGCGAAACATCGGGCCGCAATACGGGAACTTGCAGAACGCTAAAATAATTCTGTTCGACCGTAAGACTGAGGCGAATGTAGCTTATGCCGGGGGACGTGGTGAAGCTGATGACCGGGAAACATACGAGGCGGAAGATACAACCCGGAGCAAAGCATCTCCCTATAACCGGCGTGAGATATTCATTGACGCACGGAACGTTGAGGTCGGCAACACGGCACAACTTGAGGACAAGGCATATACCGGGCTGGAAGCGAATAAGCCCGTCCAGACATTGACTGGGAACCTCACAGACACAAAGGGCTTCCGCTATAACATTCATTACGGGTTCGGAGACCTAGTTTCGGCAACTGCTTTTGGGTACACGGTTGACTGCCACCTTGACAAGATAAGCGCTATCGTTAGGCCGCTCGATGCACTAAATAACGGACAAATTGAAATTCTTACTACCATGTTAAGCGGTGAACTATGAGTTACGAAACCGATATGATATACCTGCTATCTGAGCTTGATAGTATCAAGCGGCGGTTGCAATTTCAGGAGCGGTTGGGCACTGGACTGGGTGCAGGCTGGAACGGCGTGTCCGGCTGGTCTTACGCCTCAGCAACGACTATCACCGTACCGTCTGGGGCAGCGAGTATCTATGCCGTTGGTGACCAGGTCCGCTTGAAACAGGGTGGAGCGTACAAGTATTTCAGCGTTGTCACCGTTGCCGACACGCTGCTAACCGTCACGGGCGGCAGTGATTTCAGCGTTGCCGATTTGACCATCACGGACGCGGCGTTCAGCAAGGGCGGGGGTGTGGGACATCCGGGGTGGTTTAATTTAGGAACCCCAACATGGACAACCTCCGATGCGGCATTTACCAACCAGCCGGTTAATAATACGTGGAAATTTATTTTAAATAAGAACTTGCTGCTTTTATATGGACAAGCTCAATGTCACGCAACAAGTGGTGGAACTGGAGTGTTTACCGCTACATGGACAGATGGATACTTGCCAGACAGGTTAGTAACCGCCGTTGGAAGTTCGATGAATTATAATACGTTTACTTATGGGTTCTGCTATAACAACAACTTTAACTTAATCCGACTTGCGAAATATGACGGTACAACACTGGCTACAAACAGCCAATATTTTGGTGCAAGTCTTGCGTTTGAGATTTAGGAGCATAACATGACATATGTTTTGTTGACCGACACCTCGCACTGGTCGGGTGACATCGACTTCGCGAAAATGTACGCCGCCGGAGCGAGGGGGTGGATCACGAAGGCGACGGACGCGAATAGAATATCTGGGCTACAATTTCAGGACAGCCGCTTTAACGATTATTGTCTGGACGCGTTCGCGTTCGGCAAGCTGCTCACGGGTTGCTATCACTGGCTGCAGTGCAGCGTCGATCCAACCATGGCGGCGGACTTCTATCTGGAGCGGTATAAGCGTTTCAGGTTCGACTTCCCGCCGGTGCTGGACTTTGAGGAAAAGTACGCTTACGAAAAGGTGCTGGACGATAGGACGATTGTACCAACACACCTTGAATCCGATTATGCCTGGCGGGCGCAGGTCTGGTTGGAACGCGTGCGGGACAAGACCGGCCGGACGCCAATCATCTACACGGCGCAATGGTTCACCTACCACTTTGCGGACAAGCTCATTTCGTGGATGGGCGCCTACCCGCTCTGGGTGGCTGATTATTCGTACTGGTCCAACAACGTCACGCTCAAACCCAGGATGCCATCTCCGTGGAAGGGTACAGATCCGCTGATCTGGCAGTTTTCAGCGGACGGGAACACACGCGGCCCGGAGTTCGGCACAACCTCGAAAAGCATTGACCTAAATATGTTCTACGGTTCAGAGAACGACTTGCGGCGATTTTGTGGCATAGATGTACCAGAAGTGCCTCAATTTGCGCCAAAGAAGCCCCGGTGGTCACAGAGACGAAGGCTGCTGCACTTCAAAAACACGAACTGGCAGGAGGTGAAGTAATCCTCTCAGCTTGTAAATCCTACCATTAGGGTGTAAAATATGTGGTATGGGAACGCAAGCGGGTCATCATGTCATCCACTAGCAGGGAGTGAATCTTGAAGCTCATACGAAATAGCGCAGCAAGCGCGACCTTTGAAATCGCCAGTGAGTCAAAGCAAAACCTGACGGTCATGCTGGCATCAGACATCCACTATGATAGCATTTTATGCGACATCTCCCTCTTTGAAAAGCACCTAAAATTAGCAGAAGAAAAGCAAGCCCCGGTCATTATCGCCGGAGATTTCTTTGATGCGATGCAGGGACATGATGATCCCCGGCGTTCAATGGAAGAACTAAGGGACAAGTACAAGGTCGCAACCTATTTTGACGCGCTTGTCATGGACGCTTCCGCTTTCCTGCAGAAGTACAAAATCCCCTACTATATCCTGGCGCTTGGAAACCACGAAACATCCGTTATAAATAAGATTGGCACGAACTTATGTGATCGGCTGGCTGCCGACCTGAGATATAACGGGATAAAAGCCGAGGCCATGGGATACTGGGGGTATATAAAATTCTTGTTTCAGTATAAAAAAGGTGGCGCTAACGCCTCAAAGACCTTATATTTTCACCACGGGACATCAACCAATGCACCCGTGACAAAAGGCGTGATCAATGTCAATCGGCAAGCGGTGTATATCCACGATGCCGATATTGTTCTCAACGGGCATAACCACCACGCCTACACAATGCCAATTCAGGTTGAAAGGCTAAACCTCAAGACGCTTGAACCCTACACCGAAACAATCTGGTATCTGAGGACGCCAGGATATAAGATGTCCGCCGGTGACAGTAAACAGGTTTATGGGTATGGTCCAGAAAAGCATCGGGAACCAACACCACGGGGCTGCATGTTCATCGACATGAGCTTTACAAAAACCAGTAGCATTGTTGACCTTGACGTAATCCAGAAGATCCAATAATAGCCATAGCAATTCGCACAAATTATTACGATATACCGCGGCAATTCGATAATAAGGATTGCCGCAATTTTCGTTAATCGTCACTATTTCGGCAAAAGTGACGACCTACAAAATAGGTGATATTACCTCTTTTCAAGTAGACCGGATAACGGAATCCATTATAAACGGAACGCAGGACATAAGTGGTATCATTATTGGTATTATCAATTTGACAAGACGGAGAAGGCTGTACGATAAAATCGTACAGCTGAAGTGCCACTAAATTGTCCGATTTTATCGGACATTTATACATGACGACTATATCATGTATAGGAAAACATACTTTTCTATACATTATCCTGTCTTGGGAGCAATAACCGATAATCTTTTATAAATTATTGTTCAGGGTAATGCGGATAATTACCGTTATCGTAAGCGTAGATTAAATGATAAAATAGCCTTGGTTCCACTTAGCAATTGCCCCACGCTCTGTTGGGGCCGCTCCGCCTCGCCTTCCGCACTGGTGACAGTAGCAATAATATTTACGGTCGCTTGTCAGACAAAAAATATCCTCACGAACTTCGATTTCGTTTCCGGGTAGATCACAATCTTTACAGTCATTAATCTTTGTTTTTGCGGTCTCATTTTTTCTTTTCATTCTTCCTCGCTTTCAACGTATCCCTGGCCCAAGAACAGATCCCGCTTGTGTTCGTAGTTTTCCATTGCCTCTTCCAAGGTAGAATAGTAGCTGTATTGCCACAGATTTTGTATGAGTAGATAATCTCCCCTATCTGCTTTTTTAATCTCTAGTGTTATCGTGTTTGCATTGTAAGTCAACCTAGTTTTGGCTATGATGTCCTCGCTCTCACCAACGGGGCTGGTCATATCACCATTCGAACCGTTTCCATTTTGGAAAGAGTTCAAGGCATTGTAAATAATATTATGTGTATCAGACAGTTCTTCTGCGTCAAGGGCATCCTGCATCGCCTCCCGCAGCCATTCAACCTCGGCTTCTAGTTGAGTGACTTTGGCGAGGGCGGATGTAAGTCGCTCATGCAGATATTTAATCGTGACGGCAACAGCATAATCATTAACCCATCGCTTGTCGATCACTTCTGCTTCTGCCAAGGTGATAGTTGTGATCTTGTCCCTGTTCAAATCGTAAAGTATTCCCTCGGACGGCTGTTGAATAAATTCTTCAAGTTTTGCACTCATGAATCCGTCAAGGGTTAAAAATACGACCATGCCATCTTTTTCATTCTCACGAATCTTTTCTAATATCTCTTTTATCTCCATCTCGCTCACGCTTTCGTTAGCTTTCACCAAACGGCGAAATCACTCAATCGCCATAAGTTCATTAATTCCCAAGTATTCTCCAATCGCACGTATGGCTTCTTCAGCGGTGTAACAAACCGAAAACGCAAATCCAAAATCATATTCAAGAGATTCCCGAAATATTTTTTGATTATCTGTCAACCCGTTCTTCCCGAACTTCATCTCGATAAATAAACCGCATGAATGATCGTCCACATAGGACGAATCTCTGAATCTTGGCACAAACACATCCCACACACCCGACTTAACCCCTTCGGCTTTCATTTTGACCGCTGTTGCCGGATGTCGCTTGCCGCCATTTGGAATAGCAAACACCCATTTCAGGATAGGGTACTTCTCTTCGTAGCGAGACAGTATCTCAAATAGCTTTACTTGCTCATCGTGTTCGCTCATCATTCATCCTTCTTCGTGTGACTGGGCCTGGGGGTCATTTTCTCTCGCAAATCAGGTTGTGCAGGCGGATTGCTTCTATTCGCCCATTTCCGCGCGGCCCATAATATTTACATCTTGGGCAGTGAACATACCTATAATCGTCGGTCGTTCCATCGTCAAATCTGGGAACTGCGGCTAGAATTACAGTACATTCTGCTCCACACTCAGGATTCGGACACGGTGCAATTTCAGGCTCGCGCTTGATGAGCTGGACATCGAATCCCATTTTCTCAAGTTGCTCGACGTGAAACTTCTTCGCTGAGATATTGCTTATGGT